AGCTCCTCGCGTTGCCCAACGGCAGCAAGTTCATGTTCAAGACCTACCAGCAGGACCCGGGCGATCTCGAAGGCCAGATGTTCGGCGTGCCGGGCCAGACCGTCGTGGCCGTGTGGCCGGACGAGAATCTGCGCGTGAACTGGTGGCTCATGCTGCAACGGCGTCTGCGCTTCCAGCAGGCCCAGCTCATTTGGAGCTTTACGCCCATCAACGGCATGACGGCCACGATCAAGGAAGCCGTGGGCGATGCGCCGGTCACGCGCGAGAGCCGGTTCGCCGAGCTGTTGCCCGACCGCGTGAACGTCCCCGGCCTGCCCGTGGGGCACATGCCGTTCATCCAGTTGCCCGCCACCACGCGCGGGCGCGTAATCTACTTCTGGTCGGAGTTCAACCGCTTCGGCGATGGGCAGCGCACGTTCTACGATGCCGTCAAGGACGACTGCCGCGGCAAGAACGGCAAGCCGCGCTCGCCCGAATACATCCAGCGCATCGCCTACGGTTACACGCGCGACACCGTGGGCCGGCCGTTCCCCAAGTTTGGCGAGGTGAACATCGTGGCGCCCGAGCACCTGCCCAAGACCGGGACGGACTACCAGTTTGTGGACCCGGCCGGGGCGCGGAACTTCGCCAGCCTGTGGGTGCGCGTCACGCCGGACGAACGCTACTACGTCATGGCCGACTGGCCGGACGCGGCGACCTATGGCGAGTGGGCCATCCCGAATCTCGACGGCTCGGGCGATGCCGTGGGCAAGCTCTACAAGGTCGGCCCGGCGCAGAACTCGCTGGGGCTGGGCACGGCGCAGCTCAAGCGCGTGTGGCGCGGCGTGGAGCGCGAGCTGGGCTTGGAGGTCGTGGCGCGGTTCATCGACCCGCGGGCCGGGCGCAACCCGCACGCGCAGGAGCACGGCGGGACGTGTCTGGTGGACCAGTTCGCCACGCCCGAGGACGGCGAGGACGGCGCGGCCATGGAGTTCCTGACCGCAAGCGGCACGGACCAGGAGACGCGCATCGCGCAGGTGAACCGCCTGCTGCACTGGCAGGACGACCAGCCGCTCGACATGGTGGGCAACTGCCCGCGGCTCTACGTGAGCGCGGCCGCGCAGCAGGTGATCGGGACGTTCAACCACTGGCCCGGTCCCGTGGGCGGAGAGAAGCACGCCTGGAAAGACTTCGCGGACCTGCTGGGCTACATGGTCATGGCGGATTTGCAGTATTTGGACCCGAAGCGGGAAGTGAGTTATGTGTGACCACCGCCTAGTGTCGGGCCAGCTTAAAGGCCAGCCGCAGGAGCTGGCGGTGCAGTTGCGCGCGCGATTTGCGAGTGCCCATGATGAGATGCTGGAGGGGTGGGCGCCCATGAGGGTGATCTGGTTTCGGGTGTCGCATCCGGTTCGGCGCGTGCTGCGGGTGAAGTGTCTTGATCTGATGGATGACGTTGAGCTCGGCTGGACCTTGCAGATGGTGGAAATAGGCCGGTTTGAACTGGCCGACTATGGCAAACTTCCCGAGGGTGATTACGAACAGGCTTGGGAGGAGCAGCATGAGGAATGGCAAGCGTTGCAGGCGACGTTGGCGGAGCATGTTACTCCAACCACGCGGTTTGCTGGGGCAATCGTGCGCTTGCAAGGGGTGCGGGATCACATCTATGCGGTGGAGGAGGGCAAGTGGCAGCCCGTTGCCTGTGGTGGGTGCTGGCAGCATGGGGTTGGTTTTGGCACGGCGGAATGGGCGTTTGCCGGGGTTCCGTGTCAGGTATGCCTGGATGACTTTGGGGCGTTCTGGAACCAAGCCCCCAGCGGATGGACGAAGGCGGACCGCTGGCACAAATCCATCGGGGCCGTTGAACAAGCGCGGAAAAGCATGAGGGATTGGCACCGCCGCGAGCGCGATCAGTTGGTGCAGATGAAGCGGGACGTGGCGCAGGAGCTAAAACGCGAGCGGGCGCGCGTGCGATACCAGGAAGCCGTGCGGTTGTCACGGTTGTCACGGTTGTCACGGTTGCGCCGGCGCAAACTGCGCGGCACTTGGGATTTAACCAGCCAGCTCGGCGCTTTGTCCGTGCTGGCGCAAACGAAAGGCAAAACATGAATGCGGTCGCAGTGCGGGAAATGGATGAGTTCGTGAAACTGGTAATGGCCGGGATCGAAGCCTGGTTCAAAGCCGGCGAAATCGTGGCGAGAAACATGGACGCCAACCCGGATTGGGTGGATGAGGTGTGCCGCCGATGCCCGGAAATCACCCCGGAAACGGTGCTGGCGTTTGACCGGGTAGGGCGGCGCAAGCTGCATCCCCGGTTGCTGGCCAGCAACAAGCCGGGCGCGGTGCGGATGCGGTCGCTTCCGTTTGAGTTGCAGGAAAAATATCTCAAAGAGCCGGTGCCGGTCATTGTCAAGCAGGGCAAGGAAGTTGAAACATTAGCCGTCAGTGTGTGGAACCTGACCTCGGAGCAGTGCCGGCAAGTGTTTGACGGCGACACGATCCGATCCGAGGGTGCGCAGCGGGCATGGCTTGAGTCAAAGCGCAAGCCGGCAATCCCATTTGAAGTCACGGAGCCATACCGAATCACTGGCCAGACGTTGGTGGTGCTGGAGCCGTGCAAGCTGTCGTGCAAACAACTGCTTTCGCTGGCAGCGCAAATGCAATGACTGGCCGCTGGAAAGGAGAAAGCATGACCGACCGAGAAATCAACCGCCTGATCGCCGAGGCGTGTCCAACCGTCGCGGGGGTTGGGAGCGATGGCGAACTTCGGTGGAACTACAAGCTGCGCCCAGTGCCCACCTGCTTCGATCCCGTGAACGATTTGAACGCCATGCACGAGGCTGTTCTGGCGATGCCGCACTGGTGGCAGGACCGCTTCACGATGGAGCTGACCCGCCACTGCGGCAGTCACAAGCTCGCCGTCAACGCGAGTGCGCGGCAGCGGGCAGAAGTGTTTTTGCACACCTCGGCCAAATGGCGGGCTAGCGAGCAGGCTGCCCTTGACAAATCCCCGCCGGCGTGAATGGTAGCGGGCGTGTCCGGTGTCCGAACCGCCGGGCGCGCTTTGGCTGGGCTGCTTTCTTGACAGCCCAATGACAACTCAACCTTCCGAGCAGAACGAGGACGTGCTGCTCCAGACCACGCGCGAGCCGGACATCGACCTGCTCGTGAGCGAATTCGAGCAGGCCGGCGGCTACCTCGGCCGCCAGTGGCGTTCGGACACCGCCGACAAGGCCCGGTTCACCCGCTGGTCCGGCCAGCATCCGTCCGGCCGCAAGAAGCGCGACCTGCTGGGCGATGCCTGCCTGCCGTGGGACGGCGCGGCCGACACCCGCCAGCCGCTCGTGGACGGCATCATCCGCGATCTCTCGGCCGTGCTCACCACCGCGGGCGCCCGGGCGCAGGTGAAGGCCGTGCCCGCCAGCGCGGCAAACGAGGCCAAGGCGCAGCAGGTAGCCAAGCTCGTGAACCACTTCCGCCAGCAGCGCCGGCGCGAGCTAGGGCGCGAGCGTGAGCTGTTCGCCAACTACCTCCTCAGCTACGGCGTGGCCGTGTGGCAGGTCGGGTGGGAACGGCGCGTGAGCTACCAGCGCACTAACATCACGCTCCAACAGATTGCCGATGAGTTCCCCGAAGGCCCCGCCTTGGTCTCGCTCGTGCTGGACCCGACGCAGGAGGACACCGCCACGGACGCGGCCATGGCGTTGCTCAAGACCTTGAGCCGGGCGCAGGCGCGGCGCATCGTGCGGTCGCTGCGCACGTCGGCCAAGGCCGAGGTGCCCACGCCCTACGTCACCTACCACGGCCCGGAGTGGACCGCCCGCAAGGTCAACGAGGACGTGTTCTTTCCCCCGGCCACCACGGACCTGCAACGCGCCCGGTGCATCTTTGTGCGCGACTTCCTTACCGAGACCGAGATCCGCGAGAACGTGCTGACCGATGGCTGGGACGAGGACTGGGCCGAGGCCGCGATCAAGACCCGGGGCAAGGTCGTGACGTGGGACGACACGTTGACCAACCTCATCCACGAAGGCGACGCCTACGTGAACGCGGCGCGGGCCGACACCAAGGACCAGCTCGTGGAAGTCATCTGGGCGTATGTGCGCACCGTGGACACCGACGACGTGCCCGAGGTGTGCTGCACGATCTTCTGTCCCAACGCCACCAAGAACAACGAGGGCAAAGCGATCTACGCCAAGCACGGCCCCTGCGGCTATGAGCATGGCAAATACCCGTTTGTCGAAGGCCAGCAGGAGCGCGTGAGCCGTCGGCTCATTGACTCGCGCGGCGTGCCCGAGGTCTCGGCGACGTGGCAGGACGAGATCAAGACCCAGTGCGACATGCTCGAGGACCGCGCCACGCTGGAGGTCAACCCCACGCTGCTCGTGCCGCCGGCCAAGTTCGGTCAGAAATATCGCATCGGCCCAGGCATCAAAGTGGAGAAGCAGATCAGCGGCAACCGCGGGCTGGAATACCTGGAGCCGCCCGGCGGCAACCCGCAGCTCGCGTTTGAGGTCATCGCCATGGTGCTGCGGCGCTCGGCCGAGTATTGGGGCCTGCCGCATCCCGAAGTCCTGCCCGCCAAGTGGCAGGCGCGGTTGCAGCAGGCGGTCGAGAACTTCCTCGCGGCCGAGGAAGAGGTTTGCACGCAGACGTTGCAGCTTGCCCAGCAGTATCTGACGGACGAGGAGCTGGCACGCATTGGCGGCGGGCTGCCGGGCTTTCCCACGACGGCGGCGGACATCGCGGGCGAGTATGATTTCCAGCTCGTGTTTGACGCGCGCGACTTGGACATGGAATACACGTTCAAGAAGCTCGACGCCATCAGCAAGCTGGTGGTGCCGCTGGATCGCGGCGGCACGATTGACTACGCCAAGCTCGTGGCGCTTGGCCTCGCCGGCGTGGACGCCAGCCTGGCGCAGAGCGTGTTGCAGGACCAAGCCGGCGCGGCTGGCAAGGTGTTCGAGCAGGTCAACCGCGACGTGGCGTTCATGGCCCTCGGCAACGAGCCGCAATACCCGGAGAACGACCCGACCGCGGCGATGAAGCGGCAGTTCTTGCAGGTCATCG